TCCATCATGGACACGCAGAAGTATTTCACAGTCTTGCTAAAAAGTTTGGCATCAACAATACTTACATCACAACAGGCGGCACCGTAGAGCCAATTAAAAGCCCATTTAGCTTTGAAGAAAAGCGCCTAATGATGCAAGCAGCCGGAATCCCATCTAATCATGTTGTTCAGGAAACAGTCCCATATGCACCGGTAAATCTCCCGGGTAAATTGGGGTTAGATAAAAATAAAGACATCATGGTGTTTGGGGTGGGGCAAAAAGATATGTCACAAGACCCAAGGTTTGCATTTACACCGTTAAAGAACGGAACGCCAAGCTACTTTCAAAGATGGACAGGTAAAGATATGCAACCGTTTGCCACGGGCAAGGCACCTGACAGTCAACGCGATGGGCATGGATATATAATTCCCGTTCCTGATGTACAATTTACAATAGCCGGCAACACAATTAATAGTGCTTCTCAAATTAGAGAACTGTACAAAGATGCTAACGAAAGTGGTCGTATGCAAATACTAAACGAATTGTATCCAGCTGGCGGAGTATTAATTTCAAGAATTGGCAAGATCTTTGACGCAAAGCTAGGGCAATAAGATGGCACTAATTTCACCAGTAACGATATCGTTTGCAGCATTTGCTAACATGGGTGATGCGTCTGGCAGAATGGACGGTAATAGCGACCCGCGTTCGTTTACCAAAGGTAATGGGTCGACCGTCACATGGCCAAGTACTCCTAAGATTTCACAGAGCATTGCTGTAAATTATAGTACATGGGAATTGCAACATACAAACTATCAACCAAGTGCATTTGGAAATAGAAGCACGCCGGTTGTTACTATAAGTGGCCCATGGTTTAGTCGTAACGAAGAAGAAGCGATACGTACCCTTAAAGCAATCCAACTGTTTAGGTCAGCAACAAGTATGTTCTACGGACAGAAAGATGCAAAGAAAGGCACGCCGCCGCCAATTGGAAGACTGAATGCACACGGACTATACAATAATACTCCAGTAGTAGTCAAAGACTTTAACTACGATTTCCCAAACGATGTTGATTATGTTACCGCTGACATATTCGGAGGCACACAATCAGTACCGGTATTATTTGAGATGTCAATAAGCCTAATTGTGCAAATGAATGTAATTGATGTGGTGAAGGACTACACACTTGCAGACTTCTTCAAAGGCAATCTATTAGGGGACGGGTATATTTAAATGGCAATCAAATCAACAGGCGTAAATCAATATGCCAATACACCAATTACTGATTTTTATTTAGACATAGCAAATTTCCCAAGTGTTGCATCTTTAGTAGGTAATGGCAGCAGTACAAAATATTACGTAGTATCATCGCGCCATCAATACCGTCCAGACTTATTAAGTTATGACATATACGGTAATAGTAAGTATTGGTGGGTACTTGCATTATTAAACCGCAACCAATTACAAGACCCAATAAGAGATTTAAAAACAGGTATGACAATCCGTTATGTTGATATCTCGTCTATGAGTGGAGTTATTTAATGTCTTTAGAACAATACGGGATTAGTCAAGAATTTGGCGGGTTAGGTGATTGGCCACCAACGGCCGAAGGTGCCGCGCCAGTTAAGCCAAAAAAATCTTTTATAGGCATTCCAGACTTGCACATTAATCCGTTGCAGCAGTACACTAATGTAACTTACAATACGCGGTTAACTATGATGCCAGCCCGTGAAATGGCAGAGCCTAAAGCGCCTAGATCATATGATTATAAAAATGGTATAATTATGTGGGAGACTGGCGGATCAGGCACAATTTATCTTGAGGAAATGGAAATAGAAATGGCCGGCGTCGGGAATAACTCAGACGATTACAAGACTGCGTCTTTGGCCAAAGTCAAAGGAAGACTAGTAGAACCAATTGGCGGCAGGTTAATTGAATCAATTGCAATATCAAGCCAATTGATGGAATATGAATCTAATAATGCGTCAATATATTTATTAGAGGTATATTTTACTGGGTATGATAAGTCAGACTTACCAATAATATGTAAAGGATGGAATGGCGAGGACCAAATATATCGATGGTACGTTAGTTTAAATGAACTTAACATGTCGTTGGATTACAAAGGCGCCGTATACGATTTTAAGATGACAGATGCCGGGGCAGAAGCGTCGAGCCCTGACGCTATGTTATTTGAGTCCAGTTTTAAAATGGATTCATCAAAACCAACCGTTGGTGGTTTTTGCGATGAGTTAGCAAAAGCGTTAAACGACCGCGAAGACGACAAAGTAAAGTCGGGCCTACGTGAGTTTCCAAGCAGGTATGTTATAACCCCACACAAAGAAATTGCCCTTTGTAAATTTAATAAACTAGGACCGGTCTCACGGGCATGGCAATGGGTGTTCGGCGGCGAAAAAACAGCACCAGCACATACTTCTATTACACAATTTATTGATGACACGCTAAGTCAAAGCAGTGATCTGCTCAAGATGTTGCATAGAGTGAATGATGGAAAACGAGAGTATAACAGCACAGACACAAAGCCAAAGTCACTAGGAAAGATATCGCGGGTACTAGGTTATGCAAATGGTGCCGTGGCCATAAAAGGAACCAACGGATTACCCCAATGGGACGAAAAGCTAAATGGATATGTATATGAATATCATTATTTTGTTCATATGTTGTCAGAAGCACGAATAATATTGCCCGGAGAATTAAAAGATACCGAAGACCCAAATGAACGACGGTCGCGTGTTGATGCATGGATATCAGAAGGATTATTAAGAAAGGCATATAAGTGGATATATACCGGCGAAAACGCTGAAGTGTTAACGTGTAGCTTAAAGCTTAATAATTTATTTAGACACGTTCGACCACTATGGATTAGTAGCGAAACAAATAAAGCAATATCAGCTGGCGCAACTCAACCTACCGCAAGAGAAAAAAGCGGCAATACTGGTAAAAATCCCAACAAATTAAATTATGCCAAAATGCTTAACACATTGCATACTGCAACAACTGGTAATCAGGCTTATGCTGAGGATTTATTAGTTAGAACCGGACAACAAGCAAACATTAATATAAATCCAACGTCTGGGTGGCGGCCACTTCATACTGCGAAAATGTATAATATGAACACTGAAGTACACCAGTCGTTTGCCAGCACCCCGTTTTTTCAAGAAAGTGCTACTGAGTTTAGTATATATAAACAAATAAACGCTGCTGCTGGTCACGGGGACAACAGTAGTGCAACTATAGAGTTAGAAGTAGTTGGCGACCCGTATTATCTTATGCAAATACCAGGCGGCAAAAATCAGCCACCGTGGGAGTGTGATGTATGGGAGTGGGAAAAAAATCACTGCACACGCGAGATGCTAGCCGAAAAGCGAAAAACAGCAGGTACATATGATATACTTCCTAAAATATATTTTGAAGCGCAGATTCCGTCATCTGGGTGGACGGCCGAGGATATAATGGAATTAAGAAAATCAGATGCAATAAGTGGAATATACCATATTATTTACATAACAAATAAGTTTTCAAAGGGAAAGTTTACCAGCTATCTAAAGGCAAATAGAGATATGCTTGCAAATGATTTAACCGGTGCTAACGATAGCCGGCAAGCACCTAGTGCAACCGGCACTGCTAATACAACCGGAAAAAATAATGCAGCTCCAGCAAGCAATCCTGCGCCCAATAAGTAAAATATGCAATCAAATACTTCTGGACAATATCCCGAGCATTCTAAAATAGGCGGAGCATCATCAAATAAGAAGCACGGCGTTTTCATTGGCAAAATTAAAGACAATGTAGATCCTGAAGGCCTTGGCCGCCTGCGTGTTTGGATCTCACAGTTAAGCGCCAGTAAAGAATCGGATGAACGCAGCTGGTTCACCGTTCGTTACTGCCCGCCATTTGCCGGAGCAGAAAATAGTTCCGACGAAGCAAAGGGGCTCGATTCAACTAAAGTAAACGACACTAATAAAAGTTATGGATTTTGGGCCGTCCCGCCGCATAAAAATGTAAACGTACTTTGCTCATTTATTAACGGAGAATCTACACAAGGGGTATGGTGGGCGTGCCTCCCACACGACGGTCATACACATAGTTTGCCGGGGTTGGCCGGGGGACAAACACACGACGGCAAAGTAAGCATAGTATCAGAGCGTAATAGATTTAATTCAAAAGATGCTCAATCAGAAAACCGACCCGAGCACCCGCTAACTAACAATCTTAAAAATCAAGGGACTGAAAAAGATTTATTACGGGGAATGAACAATGCTGGTCCTTTCCGTAATAAAGATAAGCATCCGGGATACGCATACGGATTTGTAAGTCCAGCGCAGCATCAGATTTTAATAGATGACGGCGAAGACGGGTATAGTGGACAAATAAAGTTGCGGGTAAACACTGGCGCAAGTATTACAATTGATGCCAAAAGTGGATTTATTAATATTATCAATTCCACAGGAAGTGCATGGATGGAAATTGATGCAGATGGTAATATCGATGTATATTCTGAAAAAGATTATAGCGTTGGCGTTATGGGTAACATTAATTTGTCTGCAGGCGGACAAGTAAATATCGAAGCAGCTGGTGGGATTAACATGGCAGCAGCTAAAAATATGACAATAGAATCGTGCGAAGTTTTACATATAACTGGCATGGCCGGAACACATATCACATCGGGTCAGCAGCTACATATACTAGCCGACAGTTCAATGAAAGTATCAGCAAGCAGGGTTGATATTAATGGTCCAAAAGCAACTCGTGCAACATTGCCTGGAACAAATAGTCTTGTTACTAATAGCGTGGTAGGAACAAGCATCACCTCCCGCGTTCCTGAAAAAGAACCATGGGGTGGCCACTCGCAACGTTTTGGAGAACAGATTACTATTCCAAGTGGCAAGAGTGAACTCGAACCAGTAATAACGCCGGCACCTGATAGTTTTAAAGAAGCACCGCCACCAGAAGAAACTAATGCAATCGCCTGTATCCCCACTATAACTGATATCGTAATGAGCGAAAGTGGATTCAACCTTCTAATT